GATAGTACCGGAATAAGATGCTGTTGTAATATCCCATGGAGTCGAAAGATCAAATTGACGAATAGAATCTGGAGAATCTCCAATTAAATAAAGCACGGAACCATCATATTTAAAATAAATGCCCGTTGGAGTTAACTGAGTAATTCCCAAAGGACTTCCACTACCAACAAATAAACTTACGTTATCATAACTTGCTGTACTAATATCCCATGCAGTAGACATTGAGTACTGATAGATTTCATCAGTATTTTTGTCACATGTCCAGAACTTAAGTCCATCATCTCTAATATAAAGACCTCTGGGATTTGTACCTTCTGATGAAACACTAAAATTGGATACAAATGATGCTGTGCTTATAGACCAGGGTGTTGAAAGAATGTATTCATTAACTTCATTAGCTGATCTACCCACAATATACATCTTAGTTCCATCTGGTTTAAAATGTATTGCATGTGGATCACTATCTTCAGTAGTGGTGTCTATTTGATCACTAGTTTCGATCCATGAATCAAAAGTATTATCTTCATAGAAAACCTTATCACCAGTTTCTAATCCATGATTTGTGATTGTAATTTCATTTGTCGTTGAGTTAATTCCTGTAGAATTAAATCCAATTGGATTTACAACCAATTTTTCATTTTTATACAGAACTCTTACTTGTGTAGAAGTCCCAATACCAACTGAGAGATTTGGTTCTACTGTTAAGGAAATAACATCACCATTCTTTAATCCATGAGAAGTACTTACAGAAACTGTTGTTTCATTTGTTTCTACAGTTGCTAACTTTTGAGAATACTGAGTTTCGAACAAATAAGTATCTTTATCTGATCCATTGTAATGGAAAAATAGTTCTGGACCAGTCAAATCAGTTTTAATTCCAATTAAACTTGGGGATTTAACATTTACATAGTATGTTCCATTGGTCAAATCAATAATTCCAGTTTCTCCATCTGTAGAAATTCCTACAGGACTACCACCTTGGGTATAAGAAATTTTGTCATTAGTTTTAAATGGATGATTTTCAATATAAATTGCTCTTGCAGGAATGCTTCTAGTTACAGAAGAAGTTCCAAAATCAAAAGTTACTGATGTTGATAAACCTACTACTGTTCCCAATCCTACAGACTCTGTTGGGTTGAAATATACTTTTTTATTTTTTCTAGAATCAAATTTATCGATAATATTATTTGAAATAATAAATGAATCTGCTTTAAATGTTACAGCAGTTCCTACAGTATGAGATGTTCCGGGTTGTCCTCTATCAACTCGTAAAATATTATTTTGTGGATATATGCCAAGAACAGATAAGGTTTCTGGTCCAATTATTATTGTACTTCCAACAGAAACTTCCGAAGGAATTGAAGAGACATAAATTTCAGTGCTAGCAACAGATACGTCAGCCGAAATAGTAGAAATGCATCTAGAATCTGGTAACGATGGAAGAGTTATATTAAACTGCCCATTCAACTCTCTCATAGAAGTTGAAAAACCCGATATTGTAACTTTAGTATTATTAGTAAAATCGTGTGAGGGTAAAATGTATACTCTAGTAGAACTGCCACTTTCCCACTCAATAGGATTACTAGAGTAAGTACTATTGATATTGTCAATTGAAGATAATTTTTCACCCTTTACTGAACTAACTCTAGCTTTTAATGCAGAACCTGCTCCATTCCTGCTTGTAAAAGTAAACGTATCATTGACTTTAAAATCTAATCCCTCATTATTAATTGTTATTGAATCAACACTACCACGAGAAATTGATTCAATCCTCATACTTTGATCTTTTTGTGTTCTTGGTTTGATTGTAAAATCGTATCCAGATTCTTTTTCACCTAATTTATATGGGAAAGTATTTCTCAGTAAATTGGTTTCCGTAAAATCAAATTTAGACTGATTTAGCAACACATCAATTTGAGATTCTGAATTAAACGAATCTCCAATAAAATATGGGAAAGATGGTACATCAGATTCTAAAGTTGCATGGTATACGTAAGTTCCATTCGGAAACTCTTTAGTTTTTTCATATCTTCCATTATGCTTATCTAAATCACCCGAATCATTAAATTTATAATCCTCCACAAAAAATCCATCTATAAATCCTACAGGTCTATCTGCAACAGACGAAGAATCTAATATGTATCCAGATTCTAATTCTTTTGTTGTAGATGTTAAATCTTCTGGATTAGTTGGTCCAAAAGGACCATATATGGGATGTCCATCATATGCCCATCCAATTATACCCGAATTACTCTGACTTGCTTCTCCAAAAGCATCTCTAAAACTTTCGATGTAACTTGTTACTGAATATTGAAGACCATTTTCAGTCTCTAAAACAACATTTCCATCGTTAAACTTGCCCTTTCCGTGGTTTACATTTAAACTCCTAATTCTTGTACCTATTAATCCATTAGTTCCTGCAGAAATAACATTTATTTTTGTATTTCCTTGATATCCCGATCCACCACGTAAAACTTTAACTTCGACGATTTTGCCATCAGATACGATAGCTCTTAATTGTGCTCCTGCCCCAGATCCAACTACTTCTAAATCTGGAACTGAAAAATATTCTGAACCAGGTGATGAAATATTAACATCCACTAAAACTCCATTTGTAACTACTGGAATTATATCTGCACCAACACCATTTTGAATGTTTACTATTGGTTTTTTCTCAAAATTTATTGTGGTAGATCCATATCCTGTTCCAGATTTTATAAGATATGCATCAATGATTCCACCTCTTACAACAGGAGTTGTAGATATAGTTTGTTGAACTTGTGTAGTAGTTCCAAATCCAACATTGAAATAGTTAATACTAACAGAAATATCTGGATATTTGAAGTTTTGATATCCTATACCAGATTGAGTTAAACTTACAAATTCTCTATTTTCAAAATTTTCAGTAATAGTTCCACCAATTCCAGCATCACAAAGTCTGAATGAGTTTTCATCATTTTTTACTACAATATATTGATTTTCTGTAGAAATTCCTATTGATACTTCATCATAAGTATATTCAACAACATCTCCACTTTCAAAGTTATGATTTTTAAAAGTTATTAAATCTCTAGTTGTAGAAACATCACTTGGAGTTACTGATAATTTTCTATTAGTATATCCAGATCCACCATCTATAACTTTAATTGAAGAAATTTTATTTTTAGGTTGAGCAGTTAAAAACTTTTGAAATCCTTTTCCCCCGTTTTTAAACTCTATTGGATTATTCTTCTTAATCTGATCTTCCAGTGAACTGTATAACTGAACAGTTGTATTATTGTCTACTTGTACGAAAAATCTTCCATTATTGGAAAGGTTAGATGTTCCTGCACCAATTGTTATTGGTTCATTTCCCAAAGTATTATAAATTACTTCTTCACCATTTACAAAATAGTGATCTTTAGTGAAAACAATTTGATTTGTGACCGTACTGACACCACCACCGGAAGTAAAGTTAGATGCATTAAAAGTAACTTCTCTACTTTGTTTAGAGAGAATGGGTTCTATTACGGCTCCTGATCCATTTCCTCCAGAAATATTGATCGATGTTATTCCATCAATATCATATTCTTGTGGATCTACATAAACATTTTCAATGCTTCCACTGATAACTGGTCTAATTTCAGCATCAGTAGTAGAATTACTTACAATATCAATTTTAGGTGGATTAATTACATCATAATTTTCTCCAGAATTTAATACTTGAACTTCGGACAGAGGTCCAAAATACATGGTATCTTTGGACTTATAATTGGTAATCTCGACTCCATTAATCAATAATCCAACAGTTCCTGGAGATGTTTTTGTATCCGATCCTAATTTAATATTTTTCTCTAGAGGAAACTTCTTTAATAATTGTTGAGATTTAATTACTCCAGATCTTTGATCATACAATCTAAAATTATGAATAGCAGATTGATCATTTTCTCTAAATTCTATAATATTACTAGACTCTACAAATGATAAAGAAGTCACTAATTGAAATCTAGTAGCATCTCCTTTAATGGATTTTACATAGTAAGATCCTGGTTCCAATCCAAATAAAGGTGTGCCTACTGGATCATAAATTACCCTATCCCCATTTTCAAATGGAATTGGATCTGGACTATCAAATGTTGTAAAAAATCCATCAACTTCATCGACAAAAGAACTAATAGCTACTTTCTTTAACTCAGTATCTATTGAAAGTCTATATGTATTGGTGTTAATATTATCGGAAATTGAAGTTGGTAAAATATTTGATGGCAGAGAATTGGATGCCACATACATATATTCATTACCGTCCGAATATACATTTGTTATGTCGGTAGTAACTGAATCATATTCAATTGGTATATTGACAGTACTTGCAGTGTTAAGTTTTCTTCTTACATCATAATTTTTATTTGGATCTAAAGTTGGAATAGCACCTATAGGGGTGATTCTATTTTCAAGAGTGCTTATATCTTTGATATAAATTTTTCCTATAGATGCTATCGGAGTCAATGAATTTCTTTCTAAAAATTCAACTTCATCTCCAATTTTTAAACTAGACTTATCAATAGAAGATCCTAAAGTAAAGTTGGAAATATTAGTAATCTGATATCTTGCACTAGTATTGTAGATCCAAGAATTTGCAAAAATTTCTTTATAATTGTCAGAATTATTTAAAATATTATCTCCAAGACTTCTTACAGCAATCTTATCATTTTCTGCAACGTCTAAAACTTCTTCAAGTTGGCGCAGATTTCTTATAGATCCATGAATGATCAATCTTACTTTCTTGGTTGTATCTCCATTTTCATATGAACTGTATACATCCAAAGATCTTAAGTTATCGGATGAACTAATATCAGATTCTATTCCGTCACATCCAAAAAACTGATTTATTGTTTTTTCGGTATATGAAATATTATTGTTTCCACAAATAACATTTCCAGATTTAGGAAATCCTATAGTGGAGTCTACTGTAACTACTGAAGATCCTATAGAAACATTTTCAATTACTTTTGTAACAGGAGTAACTTTGAAATTACCAAAAACTGTCTGATTTTCATCAGAACCAACAAATAATTCTAACTTATAGTATAATTTTCCTGCAATTGTAAATGGTTCTATGAAAGATATTGAAGCATTTGTTTCACTATCAGTTTCTTTGAATAAAGTTTGTCCTTTTATATTAATGGGGTTACCACTAATTGGTTCTGCAATAACTATTTCTCTTCTAACATATCTAGATCCTGATGGTTTTATGAGATAATTTTCAAGGTTGATAACACTCGGTTCTTCCCCATAAAGAACTTTGAACAAGATTTTTATAGATTCATCAGTTCCTTTTGATTGATAGAAATTTTTGGCATTCTTAATGAATAGACCAACATCCAAATTTTCATTAAAATTAGTATTTTCTAATCCTGGAGTATATGTTGCTTTAGTTTTTCTGTAAAATTCTTTTAAAAATAAAGAACTTAGGTTTTTGACAGTAACTCCACTAGAATGAGAATCTGCCTTTGTAGATTCAAATGTTGCAGAAGTAATATCTTGAGGGTCTCTATATGAAGTTATTCCACTAAATCCACGAATACAACCGGTAAAACTATTTGCAGTTTTTCCAGTATAAGTTATAATTTCATCTTCTACTTTAAGAAGACCATACTGGTCCGGAAATCCTTTTGTACTAGATACATTAATTGTTGTATCTGCAGCACTAAATCCTACGGATGTTGTAGTTTTATCTACGACAACTTCAGGTGTTAGGTTGTCTACCTTTAAATATTGATCTAAATTATCTGCCAGGTCGGTTGGACCGCCTTGATATTCTTGTGATAAGTAATATTGTTTAAAAAATTCTACAGCGTTAGGATTGTCTTCCAAGATAAAACTTGGAAGTTGATTTTCGATTATATCCTGTATTTTTACTTTGGATTCAATACCAGTCTGTATCATATTACTCTCTAATTAAACTTCCGTTAGAATAGCTAGACGTATAGAAATCATTAACAAATCTAGTTCCAGATATTTCATCACCAGATGAAATCACATCTCTTACCATATTTATGGTACTTTTGGGAATGCTTAAACTGACATATAAGTCTCTCAGTCCAACAACATCATTAGATTCTGGGAATGCTTGTATTTCAATTACTCCTGTTTCAAGAGCAGTCGAAGTAATTGTCAAAGTGTTAATAATAATTTCTCCTTTTAGATAATCTACTATTCCCGCAGATTTTACTACAATTTTATTTGTACCATCTTCAGAGATCTTTACTACTGACAAAACTCCAGTTTTTAAATCATCATTTGGAATGTCTGTAAGATATACTGTATCTGATTCTTCAAGAACTTTAAAACCAGTAGACTTTATGTTAAATCCTTTTTGTACTACATGAAATCTATTACCAAAACATAATTCATATTGAGCAGATTTATTGAGAATTGGTTTCAGATCTCTACGAATAGTTACTTTAGTAATATTTGATGTGATTGAATTGTCACTATTATCAATTACATTTTGAATTTTACTATACTTAACTCTTCCACCAAACTTATTAAGATCCATAGACTTTGAATAATTATTCAAAGAATCTATAACAGATGTACGTACATTTTGAGGTTCACTTGTTTTTGTCGAATCATAATAAACTGCAGAATTCAATTCGACATAAAGAATTTTAAGATCAATAATCTTTTGATTGATTCCAGAGATGCTATACTTCTTGAGTTCTGATAAAATTATTTCTTTATTGAAATCAGAAACAAATGATCCATTTTGAGGTTTAATACTAATCTGAACAGTTCCAAACTGAGGGGGATCGAGTTCTTCTCCTCCAACAACAGAAACAGATTCTGTTTCTGGATAAATCAATTTTACTATAGATTCATAATCTCTAGAGGTAACTGCTCTATATTGAGATGAATAGACTCTTGGAGCATAGTATTTGATGGAGTTGATTGATTCAATATCAGATCCATTCTGAGCCTTTTGATTTGTAGTAACTAAAACCTCACCAGGATTAACTAAAATCTGACCATTAGATTTTGTTAGTGTTCCTGTAAAGGAGAATACAGAAGATCCATTACCATCTGAACCATCAGTTACAATATAATTTGCAGTGATGATTGTACCATCACCATCTTCTCCCAACTTTTTACCAATTAATCCATCACCAAATATAAGTTCATACTTCTCATCTTGAACTTCTTGAATGAAGAATACTCTTGAAGTTTTGTCAATATCGAAAATATTTTTGGATAATTCATACTCTATACCCAATCCAGTTGCACCTTCTTTGTTGATATAAACTCTTAAATTAGAAGTATCGATAAATGAATTGTTAAGAATAAATCTTTGATCTAATGATCCATCATATCCAAATTTCTTAGTTAGAAATGTTCCTTGATAGATATCGATATTTTCAAACGAAGCCACACCAGACACTACATTTGCCGTAATATCCTCTGGAATCGCAAATGTATGGTTGGTGTCAACTCCACTACCAATACACACTATACCTGCCTTCAGGGTCAACGTAGAGGTGTCTTCGGCGGTTGTTACGTTAAAGGATATATTTGCTCTTGCTGCCGTTCTAGATCTTGGAATATAACCAATATTTCTTGCTAAAGAAACGACATTTTCTCTAACTGTTGCAGAGTCCAGGAAGGACTCATTAACAATCATATTAGAGTTGAATGCCGTAATGTAAGTATTGTATGCTAGAGTGTCTATTAACACCGAAAAATTAGACCCTTCAAAGTCAAAATCCGTAAACGTAGAGTTTGCACGGAGGTAATCTTTGATAGAAGTCTTTATCTGATCAAAATCTAAATTGGAGTATTTTGTAAAAGGCATTTTTTATCTCGTTGCCTCTAAGATGAATGAATATTCTTGTGTTGGAAACTCTTGCCCGACGATATCAAATGTAACAG